GAAACGACCTTCTCAAAGTTAGCCTTTGCGAGTGCAGTTACGGTATCGTAGACCTCTTTGTTACCAACAGATCCCGCAGCAAGTGCGGCAGTTCTTGCTCCGAGGTAAAGTTCACCAAAGATAATACCAATTGGGTCATTAGCTGTTGCCGGGATCGGAATCAGTTTCCTATAGAACACGATCACATACCTAGGAGCAGTCGATCCAAGGAATAGAATCTTCTCTCCTCTCCATGCCCAGTAGATCAATTTATTCGACTTAGCCACATTGAATGGAATGTAATTGACCTCAGTCATGTCCTCCCAGGTGGTACTATTGGCAGAATCGGCCTCCTTCAAAGCAGTTGGAGTGACAAGATCCAAAGGTTGATTCGTCCCTAAATCTGTGGAATTCGCAGGTACAAGAATAGGAGAAGTAACTTCACGAACGACTGGAGATCCAACTAACCAAAGATCTGTTTGAAGTTCTCGATGAGCCTCTTGTAGCTTTGGAATTAATACTGGATCTGTCCAAACAGTAGCGTTATCATCATTAAGCAACGTCCTAGCCGTTGCTAAAGCCACACTAGCCAAAGACATGTTTGTTCACCTCCTGAACAAATTACTGGAGTTTCACAAATAACGCATTGAATTGAATTGTATCTCCAGTCACTCCACTTGGGTACGCCGCCTGTGAAATTTCAGCTAACGGGCCAGCAGTGCCAGGAGCAGCGAATACCTTCAGCTTACCAGTAGCTTGTGTAGTCCCAGGGACGAAGGAATAGATGTATCCAGCACTCCCAACGACGTTTACAAACAGCGGAACGCTGGCGCTCTTAATTTTTGAGTTAGCGAAACTCAAAGTATCTCCACCAGTGGTATAACTACCACTAGCGGTAATTGTACCAAGGACGTGCAATATCTTACCATCGTCCCAATGCTTCGTAACGGTAACTGCGAGTGCCAAAGCACACCTCCTTATGCAAACTTCATTGTCTTATACTTCTCAGCGTCAATGATACAACGGCACGCTGAGCAAACAACTGTATCAGCGGGCAAAGTAGTCTTGCACGCTGGACATTTGATTGGTGCCGCAGGTTCTGCGATAACTAACCACTCCCTNGTTAAACCCAACTCTTGNCACGCAAATCTTTGGAAGTCAGCAATAACACGATGACTCTTATACCTAGCCCAATCAGTGTCNGCAATCTCAACCAATCTGACAAACCACTTGCGTTGCTTCTCTTGTAGTTGAGCCAACACACTAGCGTGCTTAGTAATAACGTCTCGAGGGGTTAATTCTCCTGGAAACCACGTAATACCAGGTCCCGCATCAGGGGATGCCGCCAATTGTGACATGATATAATCTTCCACAATTGACTTAGCTATCGCATGTGGCGGAATCTCTACAACAAGCGGAGGCCTATCCCCAGGCAAGATAACTTGTGCCGTTGATTTACCGACGATCAACACTTCAGGAACCCCATTCACCGAAGCGGGGATAGAGAATCTGCCAGGGAAAATACCCGGCTTTTCTTCCATGTTAATAGGAAATGGAACGATAGATACAACTGTGCATCTATCGCCTGCGTAATCCGCCATAACCGACAGCCTCCTTCAAATGCAATGCGTTTTGTATTGGTGATGTATCAATCATATCCATATAGTGCTCTACTTCTTTCTCTTCCTTGGCCTTTTCCTCTGCCACGATTGCACTCTCAATAGCCGCTTTACTNCGTTTNTTCTCCAACACGTGATGAACTATTAGTTGCACTACGCGAAGGTTTAGAGGAAGTGCATTGCGATCCTTGTCTTCGAATACATACAGCGGCTCGTATGTACCGTCCCGCCACATTTCAAGTACCCACCGGTGTTGTAAGTACGGGTACTTGGGCACATCCATTACTCCTACAAATGTACGGACGTACAACGAGCCATAAAACTCGTTGAACACACCTTCACGTTTTTCGTGTTGGGAGTCACTCCACACTAAACGAAACAGAGGTTCGCCCGATGGACTCTTACCGACCGTTTTTAGGTAGTCGTTTATTACCTTTTCCATGTCGTTTCTTCTTTAGTACAACTTGCTTCTGATAAGCCAACTGATCCTTTTTCATAACCTAAAAAGAAGTGGGGCTGATGTTACTCAGCCCCACAAGTGTCAGTAGCCTGAGGGAACAGCCAAGCCGTCGATGTAGCTGCAAGCGGCCGGATTATTAACGAATAAGTTAAAGCAAGCTACCAGGTAGCTCACGTTAACTGTTGCAACCCCACCATCCGTGCCATACAGCACGAAGAACTTATTGCCGTTGTCGTCTGTATACCACTCAACTGGGTGATATTCAGCACGACCCCAAACGTCAAGGTCAACGAAGTCAATTCTGGTCTTATCCCAAGAGAAACTGCACCGCACGGGGACTCCAGCCATCCTCATGTTGTCACTGAAGTATAGATCGAGCCCCTCTTCCTTAGCGGCNTTTTGNATNTGGATCAATTCAAATCCAAGTTCNTCATACGCCGCTCTTTGACAAGGATGCATCCATGCAGTGAGTTTAGATCCGAAGTTAATACCAAGGCGATCACCAATCTTGTTGATCGCTAATCGAGGTAGAGGTAGAGTCAACGCAGAGCCATTAGCATTGACTCTGTTAGCACGGATCTCCGGAGTTGTTGACCTGTCGAAGCCAAGCCAATAACCCGTAGAAGCGTTGCTGTGATGGTACGGAACACCAAAGATAGATACTGGCGGTGGTGTAGTCAACCCACTGGCAACGATAACATCACCAGCGGTTGCACCCGTAACGGCCGCACACTTGATCTGCTTAGCAGTATAATCAATGTACGTGACCGTACGTTCCCCAGNAGNTGTACGGTTAGTGGTCAACGTGGAGTTATACACATTGAAGTCCTGACCGTATCGAAGTAGCCGTGCCCCGAAACCGTCAGAACCCAAAGTGTATGTATCAACTCCACCAGAGGATGAAACGGCGCTGATTGTCCCGAGAACACCATTGCCTCCAGTCATGCAAAGAGAATCAATAAACCTACGAAACTCTTTCATGCCAGAAGCAANGTCCCGTCGAAAAGCATTGATAACAGNCTTCCGACTAGAATCGGTCGACCACTTACGCCGAGTCGTCCATTCCAAGGCGAAACGTGTCTCAATTGCTGAGATCACTGCCTTGTCGTAGGTCGGCATGTCACCACGTCCAAGGCTTCCACCATCGGACGAGAAGTGACCTGCTTTCCCACCAGGACGTAACTCAAGTGGGATGCGCATTTCGCGCATGGAGATTACTTCTACGGGACGCTTCTCTATTTGAGAATAGAAGACATCGTCCCGTTCGAACATGATCGGAACTTTAGGCGATACACGTTCAATTTCTGTAGCTAGTACCTGCGCCTCAGCACCTGCGGGCATAACATTAACTCCTTAATGTGATGCGATCTTCTAAGAAATCNAAATCAGATGTTTTCCGCCAATCAATCTGACGAGCGTCAACACTTGTCGGTTTACTCGGCGGTGCACCTGTTGGAGATTCCTTAGGTGATCGTTTATTCTCTGCTGCTTCCTTAGTTTTACGAGACGCCTTGACTGTTGTGCCAAGAGCCTCTCGTCGAACCTTATCACGAATGGCAGGAATCAGAGATCTGGCGCGTGCAAGGTACGCGGCTACTATCTTGTCTTTCGACTCTCTTGAATATCCATTTCGTCCCGCNCTAGTCCAGTGGGACTTCATTACTGCCATATGGTTAGCATCGGCTTCGAGGGCGGCACCGACCTGGTCGATAACCTCCTCGATGCACTTACGCTTTAAGAACGGTGTAAACACGCCGTCCGGATCAAAATCTCGTGAGACAATGGAACGGAGAGATTGGTCAATCTCCGACGCTACGCTCTTATAAAACTCTTGATATCTCTCAAGGTTAAGAGCCCGACGTTGCTCCTCAACTTCTTTTTCCTCTGGCGATTCCTCTCTTCGACGGGATACACTCTTCTTACCACTAGCTACTTCTTCAGTATCAAACAGATACTTACTCGCATGTAGCGCAGCATTAGCTAGGTCGGAATCACCCGAAGTCATCCCTTGTTGATACATTGACCGTACCATGTTTTCGAACAATGGAGTGACAACTTCCGTGTAGAGTGCCGTATCTCGTTTATACAACGACGGAAGAAAAGATGCCGCAAACTTTCCTAATGCCTTTGAATCAGCTTGTTCAATAGAATCAAGCAACGGTTTAGGATCTCCTGACAATACACTATCTTGCAGATTCCTAAACGCTTCAATATCTTCGAAGGCTTCTCGAGCATCTTCTACCGTTGGGAAGAGTTGTGTGTATTCTTGCTCCCTAAAGAAAGCGTCACGAAGTGAAGGGAAGTCTTTAAAGAAGTCGGGATATTTAGCCTTAATTTCCCGTATGGTTGGTCTACCNTACGGAATTTTCTTAGGTTCTTCTTCCTCTTCTTCCTCTTGTTCTTCTTCCTCTTCCTTTTCTTCTTCTTGTTCTTCTTCCTTAACTTCCTCTTCCTTAACTTCCTCTTCTTCCTTAACCTCTACATTTTCCTTGGGAGCTCCACTTCTTTCTCTTGCTCCACAGCTTGATCATTAGCATCAGCAAGAAGCTCCTCGTCACTCGGCATTGTTGCAGTCTCATTTGGCATATTCAAAAACCTCATCCAACATGTCAACTAATACATCTGATAAATCAGTACGATACTGCTTATCAGGAACTGAAACCTTATCTATAACATCATAACAGTGGCCTATGCTGTAAATTGGGTTCGAACTCTCACCCATTGCGCATAAAATAATACCATCACCACCGCTGTGAACAAGACCAACGTCATCGTCCCACATTACTTCATAAAAGTAGCAATCACCTTGCACATCTTCCCACCCAATAATCGGCAACCCAGCATGTGGTGCTATGGTCTCAGTATCACCTTTAACAGCTTCAACAGGATACGGTGGGACGGTAACTCGAACACCACTAGCGTAAGAATCCACTAGATCCAATTCATCCGCTTGACCACGGGCAAAGTCGGATATCACTTTGCCTAAATCTTGTTTGAACAATGTAACAAGAGTTGGCGTAGCATCATAACCGAACCGGGGGGTCCACTCCAGTCCCCAAATACCATCTTCATTGGCAACGACATTAAGATCAAGTTGACCTATGTAACCTTCATTTGCTATAACTTCTTCAACTCGGCCGATGCCTTCTTTGACAATCCTATCTTCATCACAAGGCCAAACGATATTACCCGAGCAACCCGTAGCGGGTCCAATTTCATCATTCATGAATTTCTTAACTTCAACCGTGTGATTGAACGGCCTTACAAATCCTTTTCCGTTGCAGAAACCTTCGGTCGATACAGTTACACCCTCGACAAACTCTTGCAGCACNAATTTCTTCACTTTTGCCGCAAATTTNANTTTNACAAACTGCATGAACTTGGCTAAGTCTTTATAGCTATCAGGGACGTAAGTTAGCTTACAAGGAAAATCGCCGGATGGTTTGAACACGAANCTCTTTTTCTTATTAGCCTCGACGAATTTAATTCCTTCATCTAAATTGGTGAAAGTTTTAGTTTCAGGGATTTTAATCCCTGCTTTTTCCATTACTTCAAGGCCAAACTCTCTATCGTCCTCGAGTTTGTCAGCGTATTCGGATGCGCCGTAAACAAATATACCACGCTTGCGGAGGTTATCAGCGATGCTTCCCATGCCGCTCATGTCAAAGAATACAACCGTATCCTTGTCCACGAAATCGTCAATGTTATCAACGTGCGGCAATAAACCTTCCCAATTCTTACGCCGATTCTTGTTCTTTATATGAAGTCCGACAGTATTCCCCTCACGCTCAATCACCTTCAACAATTGAGCGCCGTCACCAGCACGAGATACTAGTAGGAACTTCATATTGAGTTGATAATAATGTTGATTTTAGTACCAGCAGTGTCACTCAACACGTAGTAATCACGCAGGCAAATTCCATTGCCGAAGGTCGGTCCGGCACCCATAGAATCACCTGCTGTGAGTTTGGTCCCATAATTGGAGGTCGATAGTGCCGAATCTCCCACAAACAAATTAGCCGTCCCGTTAGAGACATCAAATTGAATAGCAAATTGATTGACTCGATCAGGCAAGATACCGTCCGTAGGAACGCCAATGCTTTGCATTAACGTGTACAAGTTATAGACCGTTGATCCAGACGAAAGCGTCAATTGAAATGACCTTTGCATTACTCCTCCACCGCAGTCGTCTCTGGTTCTACACCAGGAGGACTCCCACCAAACTGTTGAATACTCTTCAATTGTAACGATTGCAAGTGCAATCGTAGGTGTGCAACACAATTAGCATACCCCGGAGGGTTGGTACGCTTCAAATCTAAGCCAGCAGAACTTACCAAGAAATTCCGTAGGACTTCAATATGTACGGCGTCATCATCAACTTCTGGTTCAGGCAGAACCGTTGGAGTTATTTCATCAACTGGTCCTTCCTTACGCAAGTCGTTTATCTCAATAACTTGTTTAACCCGTTGATCCTCACCTGGCAGTTTCAAGTCAGTCAAAGCAAGCACGTCTGCCAGGATAGATACATTGTCCGGGGAGTACAACGCCGTGTTAAGGTATTGATTGTTTAGTTCAATCAATCGCATGATTAGATCACGCTTTTGGACTAAACTAACCGGGAATGCGTCAGATGTTTCGGGCTCAACACCACCAACCTTACCAGATAGCTCAGATCGTCTGATCCAAACGTTCACGTATGAACCAGAGTCAAATTCCACGTAACGCTCGTCGTCGATAACCAAATCGGCAAAAGTTCTCACAGCCAGTTCCATCGTCCGCATCCACCAATCAGTGGTGAGCATGTTACAAATAGACAACCTTTGGAGGGCCATTTGACGGGAAGCTGCGTACTCACTATAAGTACGCGACTTACCTTCAGACGGCCCTCCATAGATTGACGGGAACGAGCCTGTGGCGAACTGAGCGTCTTGGTCTAAATTCCTAATGAACCCAGGAACCTCACGAGGGAACGTAGCTTTGGGTTCTGTAAAGAAGTGCTCCGATACTGGACGGTTGCCACGCATCTTTACGGGGAATATAAATCCAGGGGCCGCTTCGAATTTCCCGTAAGCGTCGAAATCCAGGACCTCTTTATCGGCGAATGTAGCNGGGATGCCGTGCTCAATTGTGTCCATCGTGAGATTGACCAATTGATTACGCAACTCTTGGATTGGAACGAGCGGGCGGCAAATAGGATCGGAATGGATGTATGTAGAAAGACCAGCTTGGCCTATGACCCAGCGGTCGTCTAAGTCTTCATCCTCCGCACTTATGAACACTTTATTCTTACCAACTAATGTGACCCGACAACCTTTAGGAAACTTTTGTTGTAGTTTCTTTCTCTTAGCTTCATCCTTTTCTCGCCAAAATTCACTAGGACGTAGCCAAGCCTTAATTACAGTTACCAAGTGCTTTTGTTCCGGCTCTGATCCGCTCTCATAGGAGTATTGAGACCGAGCAAATCGTTCCATGTTTGATATATGCTCAGCCTCAATTTTATCAGCTTTATCAGGGAATACGCTTTGAACTAAACTTTTAGGTTGGTCGGTTGATAGGATTAAGTAATTGCAATCCTCTTGCCGCCGTGCGTAATATGGTACTTTAACATTCAAGCCGCCGAATACATCGATTTTAACTCGAGTTTTCGGTACCGCAACCGTACCAGTTTGAACGGGAACTTCTTCAAATTGTGGCGTGTAATCAGCCTCGGCGGCACCACATTGTGGGCATTGCTGCTCGTTCGCATCTCGAACGTACCCACAATTTGAACAAGTTAAGTAATCAACTCTACGAGTTTCTGTGCTGTATTGTGGTACCTCGCGTGTGCCGTATCGTGGATCTGTGTCTTTGTACACGTACGCAAACACAACGCCGTTGATGTACTGGTAAAATAGCGCACGCATGTACACCAACTTGGCTTTATTGTGTCGGCAGACTAGATCCGCTATCTTGGAATAGGTCTTTGCGGTAATCACATCCGCTTGATCATCTGCATCGTCCGGGATAAACCGAAGTGATGGAATTTGTGCGGATAGTGCGGAGATGATAGATTCGCCGTGAGCCTTAAAGATATCAACTACATAATCGTAGAATGGCCCAAGTTCATGTAGTTCTTCTTCAGTGAATTGACTACGCCAAGTTACATCAAGTGGGGATACCCAAGTTTCATCACGTTCAGACCAGAATAAATATTGTACACCATGCCAGAACTCTTCATTCTTCTTCCACATCCGCACCTGTGCCTTTCGGATCTCATCGTCCTCTTTCTCGCACAGGGTTACGATATCTTTTAGGGAACCTTGGAGTTCCTCGTCTAGTTCTGTCATTTGTCGTGATCTTTTGCCGCTACCAAACCTGCCCCAGCACTAAGTGCCGCAAAGTCTTCAATCGAAATACTTTGACCGTGCAGCAGCTTAAGAATTATGTTGATGATAACAACCGCGAATGTCAATACACCTGCTAACGAAGTTTTCCAGTTCATTTCTTTTTCCTCGATGCAAGTGCTTTAGCGAATGCACGCCGTTTTTTAGGTGGCGTCTTTTCTATAAATTCACGCGCCACATCTGGCGGGGGACCCATACCTTTCAACTTACCGTGAGCAGCTGCTTGCATAAGTTTAGCTGACTTCGCTGGCATCTTTATCCTCCCAAGATCTTTCACTTGCACGACGTCGAGTCATTTCCTCGAGCCGACCCTTCATTTTAGTCCAACTTCTAATTGCCGTATTTGTATCAACGAATGTTGGTGGAGGTTCAGGATCTTTAGGTAATACTCCAACATAACGGAAAACCGTGTTTTGCAGTTCCTCGTTCTTGTGCATTTCGATCTTTAACAACTCGAGCAAAGAACTATATTGTTCTCGCAAAAGTTCTAGCTCGATGGAAACGTTTGACCGGGAGCCCACTACGACGCTCCTCCGCAAAGATCTTATCCAATCGCATATGTAGTGCCAAGCGATCCTCGGTGCGTTTAAAATCCGCGATAGCACGGTCGAGTGCCTCCCTTCTCTCGTTCTCTGCAACGCCGCTGGTTAAATAATTCTGTGCGGCTTTAGCTAAATAACGCAATCCGTCATATGGGTCATCGCCGTCGAACTCAGCTACATCTTCTAGATTTACGGATTTGCCCATTGTTGGTGTGTTGTATACACAAAGTGGGATTGTGTTTATCAACACTGGACAAGTTTCAAATACTTGTAATTTGGGCAAATCCTCAGTGTTTTCCTCTGGTTCTGGTGTGAAAGCTTCTAGATATTCGTAGTATTTAGCCGTGCCGTGGATTCGAAGGATACGGTCCGCTAACTCGGGATCAAATCCTTCTTGCGGCATAATCTTCGGCGGACGTGGACGGAATCGCATTAATTCTTGCAGTAAAACTTTGCCGCCGATTCTGTCATTATCGGCAGGCCGAGGTCGCATTCCAGAGTGTATTTCAAACTGTTCAGCTATTGTGAATTCATCCCCACGATTGCCCCACGCACTTGGGTCTAGCACTACGTCAACTAAGTCATCGTTTTGAGATAACCTTGCGACATTAGCCGCCCATGTTGATATCTTCTCCTTCTTAGCGGCATACTCACGATATACGATTAGCCGTCCCTTCGGAGAAATAGCACCCCAAACCGCGTACAACATCGCCGAATATCCCCAGTCAATCGCTAATAGTTTCGGCCACCACGATGGGATCTCGAACGGCTTAATCACATGTTGTGCATTAGGTGGATCACCAGATAGTGGTTGAATCCGCCAATCCTCAAACACTTGACCCGAGAATGTCCACCAATCACCTTCTAATTTAGCTAGCCGTTCTGCTTCTGGAAGTGCTTGAAGTCTGTTAACATATTGTGGGTCATTCTTCATTAAGTAAGGGTTATCCGTAGCTTTTGCCGGGATAAAGATTCTAGTTAATCCAGTCTTAGAATCTTTAATGATCGTATAACCCTCACGTGCTGGTTCTACAAAACGTGCTCTGACGAACGAGTTACCACTGATCCAAACAGCCCCATTCTGCCGCAATACAAATGTATGATAAAGGGGAACACCAACATCATAAACCAAACCGTCAAACTCACCAAATGTCACATTCTTTGGGCGTTTGACTGTAGTTCTTACATTAGAGTAGGCATGTTGTCCCGTTAGAATTTCGGTCACTTTATTTGAATCAAATGCAATCTCGTACGACAAGCCCACTCGATTAGGTCGCTGCCTGCTATTAAGCCTGACCCGATAACCAAGCTTGAAAGCCAGCTCGCAGAAATCATCAGCTAATTGTCTCGATGTAGTATAGTAAAAACCCGAATTCTTACTGCTCCAATGGCCGTCTCCTGCGACGAGAGCGTCAAATAAAATTCTCTGCGAGTGTTGGGAACTATTTAGCAAAATTCGCGGTATGTACTTATCTCGGCACTTCCCAAACTGTTTCATGTAATGATACCAAGATGAAGACCAAACGGAAAAGCCTTTCTCAACCTCGCTAAACCTAAATGAACACCGATGAAGAAGGTCACGTATACGTTCTCTGTTTTCTTCTTTTAATTGCGTGATTGCAAAGTATTGCTGATTGTACTTCTCATCTACAACATAACCCTCGGATAAAAACCAGCCCATAAGTTCAGCGTAACAATCGAAAGGGATTTCTAATGGTTGTGGATACCTTGTAACTCCATCCGCCTCCTCAACTCTAAAAGTGTCTGGAGAATCATAAAGTGTGTATTCGATCGCCCGCGCTATATGGGCCTGCCCTGGAAGCGCTCGAACTTCAGCCAAGGCGTATACGTCATAAGGTTTTTTCACCCTAAGAACACGGTGTTCTGGCGTGCAGCACATGTGCAAGTTGGACGAATTCACGGTCCACAATTTACCCTTATAAGCATGCACATGGACCTGCTCGACTACTGATTCGACTAAACAAAGAGTCTTTGGGTCAACCTCGTAAATAGGATCTCCCACTTCAAGCGTGGAAATGTCCTTCCAACCGTCAGGGGTTAGAACATCACCGTATGGTACGCAGTGGCCAATGTTCCCAGGGTTACTTGCACTCCTTACAATCGCGGGTAGGTTTGGGTCCGAAGAACGACAACGAGAGAATGCCAAATACCGGTAGATGAACTC